TATATAAAGACCTTGCTCTTTAAGTTCTTCTGCTATATATAAGACTTTATCATAATCTGCAGATAAAGCTAACATAGAGCATCTTACATCTTTACGAACTTTTTGTAGACGTAGACATTCTTGACTATACTTAGTTAGTACACGTTTAATTACAGTCATAGGACGTTCATTCAACATGAATAGCATAGCATTAGTTTCTAAGTCAAACATCCAGTTCTTGATAGATGTATTAATCTTAGGATCTTCACAGGATTCTAGCATTGAGGTTACAAAGAATTCCTCAAAGTTTTCATAGAAGAGTTCTCCATATAAGTCCATCAAATCTTCTTCACAAGTGTTAGCTGGGTCCATATATCTCATGATTGAAGTATTGACACGACTAATATTAACTGTCTCATTCTTACTAGAATAACGTGCTACAGATAATATAGTTGTTAATTGCTTATTAGTACAATCTACATAATCTAACTTTTTGTAGATACGTTCATTAATAACCTTAGAGATCTTATTTAAAGCTGTAAGAGTTTTGCCAAATCTATCTGGATCAAATGCTGATTCATTAATAACTTCAAATATTTCATATATCTCATTATTGAGTACACGAATTCTATCCTCTGATAGTTGTGGACGATTTTGAACCATAATCATTGCAATATATTGCCATGGCTCAAACTTAATGTATAAGCATCTAGATATTGGTTTAACACCTTCACCTAGATAGTAAATGATATCTGATAGATTGTCTTCAAAATATCTATATGCAATATCATGATCAGTCCAATCTAAAGTATTCAATTCATTCACTATAGTATCAGCAGATTTCTTGATTACTGCAGAGAATGGAATATCCTCTGCATATATCTTAGAGGGTTTTACATATTTATCAAATAGACCCATATTTGCTCCCTTTCTTAATAACGTTCTTTAAAGTCATCAATCTTGGAAGATTTATTACCTTTCTTACCATCTACATTGATAACCAATACGTCATCTTTAACAGAATCAAAGAAGTTTTCTTTAACCTTTACTGTAGGATTCTTAACAGCAGAATTAGATAAGTTAAACATATCATCATCTTCTTCTAGTTTCATTCCACCAATTTGATCAAAGAAACCATCTTTCTTTTTATCTACATTAGAAGTTCTAGTCTTATATTCGTTATAGATCTTTTCAACTTCTTCTGTAGGAAGTTTAATACCAGAAGCCATAATACATACACGTTCTTGACCAGCTGATACTGTTTGAATATGTGTAAAGAATTCAAATGGTTCACCTAATTCTTCACGAATTTTAGCATTATCAAAACCAATGTTTTGACTACGTTCAGATGCATACATAAATACGCCAATACGTTTAGCTGTTGGAGTAAAGTCCAAGCTCTTTGTATCATAGATCATTTCTTCGAATAGTCTATCAAAGTCAGCTTGTTTCTTAATACCATCAAACTCTGCAGTTTCAATAGTCATGAAACCAGGAGTTGTAGCAATCTTATACAAGTCAGTTTCATCAATATTTTGATCAGAATCAACTAAGTCTAAACCAAGCCATGTACGCATACGTTTACAGAATTCGTTGTTAGCTTTACGTTCAGCTTCTTGTTTATTCTTGCTAGTAGATAAGAATTTCTTATTACTAATAGCTTCAACTGTATAGTTATCTTGAAGTTCTTGGAAGTATTCTACTGTATTTTGTAGACCACGAGCATCATCTTCAAAACCAGTAAATACCACCAAATGGATATTGATGTTTAATACTTCACGAATATATTTAGCTAAGATAGTAGAAGATCCACATCCAGTACCACCTTCAGAAGAAGATACAATAACTACCGCATCATCATCTGGATCTGGTAAGGAATCAATCTTAAGCTTTTCAGATTTCAATGAATCAATTGTAATGCTTTTAGCACGACCACGTTCTTTACCACAGCCACCCATACCAGCACCAATGATTACATTAATATCATCATATTCTTCTTTCATATCTTTGCGAGTTGTATTAATAAGAAGTACATCACTTCTATCAAATACCCCTTGCTCAATAGCTGTCATTGCCGCTTTATTACCTGCGGCACCAATGCCAATTAATTTTGCTTTCATAATAAATTCTCCTTCTTAATATAAAAAATATATAATATTGGATAGGCTATTACAGCCTATCCAATTATTACCATAATGTATCAATATGAATTATAATCTACATACCACGAGATTGTTTAAGATATGCATAAGATTCAGCCATGATTCCATTTACACCTTTAATCCATTTATCTGCGGCTTTAGCATATCTCTTACCTCCGTAGATCATTGAGTTTAGACTAGTTTGTCCCTCCTGATAGTAATTTTTACTAATCCAGACAGCACCATTGACAATACCATCATACATTGTATTTCCCATATGATGAGCTGCATTCGGATTAGCATCTATAGCATTAATACCGAAATAGTTGCCTCTATCTCTAGCTAGATATGATCTACCATAATCAGATTCCCATGATGCATGAGCAAATATATAGATAGGATCTAGACCAGATTCTTTAGAAGCTTCAATAAATACATTACCTTGACCTTGGAATGGGGATGTACCACTTGGATCAAAGTGTCTAATAATATTATTCATATCTTCTGTAGTCACATATACTGACTTATTAGACAAGTCAGAGTTTTGATCTACAGAATATCTAGAGTTAGCTTTCTTATTAGCTTCTGCATTAGCTGCAGCTTGTCTAAGTAGCTCCTGTCTAGCTAGTTGAAAATATTGTTCTAAAGCTTTAGTTGTATTTGGATCTACTTGATCTTTTTTAGCTGGCTCTTTCTTCTTATCATTCTTGATAAGATTGTCCACTTTGTCACTATAATCATCACTATTCTTTACTATAGCTTTCAATACAACATCTAAGCTATTATTATCATTTTGATGACCAGTTTCTAGTGCCTTTATTGGTAATATAGATACCAATATGGCGATGCAAAATAAGGTAATTTTCTTAACCATTATATTCACCGTCCCTATAATATTAAAATACAAAATAAAAGCGATGGAGTTTATCGCCCCATCGCAGTGAAAGATTACTTATCTTCTTTCTTTTGATCTTCTTTCATTTGCTCTTTTAGAGCATTCTGTTGATCTTCTTTTACTTCATCAAAACCAAGACCTAAGTCGCCGATTTCATGAAGTACACCAATTTTCTTTTCCATAGTTATTCTCCTTTATTAATATAAGAATACACATTATCCTTATGTTTACGTATAGTATAATTTTATACTACCAACATTCACTCTTATAATATATAACCTCTAAACATATTAGTAAAAGTTTAAATACTTTTATTGTTGTTGTGAGTGATGTGATTGTACAATCATGTTTACCTCCTTTAAAATATGGAATAAGAGATTGTATTGTGGACTACTCATCTAGTTATGAGTAGTCCGAATACGATTATGAAAAAAAAATAAATAAGATTAGGAGATGGGATTAACTCCCATCTCCATATTACTTTAGAACAATGGCACGCTAATTGCATCGTTAAAACGATTGAATTGGTCATGACTGATTTGATTGTTCCATAACATTGTAAATGCTTCATGACGCATCTTGAATGCATCATCCCATGTCCATTCACTGTCTAATCCTTTGTTGTTTTCTTCAAACCATTCTGTCATAGAATTAAAGCAGTTTTCGAATAAGTTGTCTGTTAACATGATATACCTCTTTCTGCTCCTGTGGAGCTTAATACATAAATACTATATCATCATATCACCTTAATAATATGCAATCGAAATAACTAAGTATTACAAAATGACAAAATCATACCCCTTAGGATTACTATGATCCTAAGGGGAATTATATTATTGACGTCTAGATACTGTCTTATCTTTAATAGTTTGTGGAGTCATATTATTAATATTAATCAAGTTAGTATTAATATGAGATCCTATCATATATACATTCATCATATTCTTAGATAATACATCTGTCTTATCTACAGGGATATCTTCTAATGATACTGTACCAAGAGTAGAGATGGTATTATACATAGCTTGCTTAGCTTCTACTGAGTCAGCACGAGCACGAGAGAATTCTGTTAATGTATCTTCCATACCAGATACTACAAGTGATTCCATTTCACGGTCAGATGTAGCACCATTCTTATCATGACCTACAAGACGACCAGTCTTATTATCACGAGATACTATATTAGTAGAGATAGAGTTCTTCTTAGTTAAGAACTGTTTCATTTTCTTTAAATGAAGATATACTACTAATGCTTCTTTAGTCCATACTGGTTCACCATCTTTATTTACATATAAATCTGGTGTAGCTACCTTTTCCATTAATGGTACTCCAAGGATATTAGCTGCTTTCTCAATCTCAATGAAAGTTGGTTCAATCTTAAAGATACGTGTTTGGAATCTATATGGATATTTCTTAGAGATATAATCTAAGAACTGTTTATCATTCATGTCTTTAAATAGATTAGCATAATATTTAGACATACTTTTAGTCGGATCTAATGCATCCATTACTTTATATACAAGCTCTTCAGCTTGTTTACGTTGTTTAGTCATATTAGCCTCCTTTGATTTAATGAATTGTTCAAGATGGCTAAAATTTACAAAAAAATAAGTGGAGGCTATAAAGCCTCCACCGTTTCATAGAACCATGGTTCTCTTACAATGAAGTTAAGATAAACCTGTTCATAGCCTTCCAAGTGAAGGCGATTAACCAACATTTGTATTGCTCTACCCAATTTAGGATCTTCACTATTAATATATACAAGAGCGATATCCTTTCGGTTTCTAGTAGAGAATACTTTGTTTAAATTATCATTAACTTCTCCCTTAGAATAATTTTCAGATAGATACTGACTGAAGATACTTTCATGCTCATTGGTGTAACCAACAAGCAAGAATACATCGGCATCTAGTTTAACTGGCTCGCAATTCCAGTTATTATTATCGTGGAACTCAACGTACTCTTCTATTTGTCCCATTGTACCAACTTGGTCCCAATACTTAAATATTTCCATTTTATAATCCTCCTACAAAAAATAAAAGTGGCAAATTTTACTTTGCCACTTTATTTAAAAACTTAATCATCTGTGGCTAAGTATTACTTTACCATTCATCACTTTTGCCCGTCTTAATGGACCATATTTTTCTAATTGGTCCAAGCTAGATTCAATCTCCCATCTGAGGGCTTCTCGTATTTCCTCATCTGAAAGTTTATTTCTACCCGAGCCAATCATATAATTGGCTTGGTTTATTAGGCTATATACTCCTGATATATGGCTATGGGGCATGCTGAGGAAATTGAGAATTTCCTCAGACTTCTCTTTGAAGTTATTAGCTGTTACGCTATCAACTATTTTTGCTAATTGGATATGCATTGCATTACCTCCTAAAAAAGGAAGCCCTCCGAAGAGGGCTCTTATTATTGATCTAAAGAACGGCAGCCAATCACTCGACCTTGATCGTCCCTTACCTGCATTCCAGGAGTGAATAGATCATTTCGGCGAATACCTTGCTGTGCAAGTGCTGAGATAATCATGTTTGATACAATGTATCCTACTCCAGGTGCTTGGGCTGGTAACCCTTCAACCTCTCCAAATGTAGTATGGGTTCGTGTCACAACAGCTTCCCCAATTTGGATTTGTCCAACCTGTTCAGTAAAAGATGCTACACGAGCAACGCCAGTGGATTCAATAGATAATACGATTGTATCATCATCGAATACTGTTACTGTGTGTGGTGTTAGGTTGATGATTTGTAATTGAGTTGTTTCCATGATAGATCTCCTTTCTTCCCATGCGGGATTAACTAATTTACTTTGGGTCTATCACGGTTATAATATATAATCATATATCTATACAATTGCAAAATCTATCCCCTTAGGATTTCTATGATCCTAAGGGGTTATTTTTTTATAAAGCACTGTAATGAATTAATAATGTGAAATACATCAATACTGATCTATGATAACTATTCTTAGTAGCTAAACGATTACGTCTATGGATATATCTCTTAGAGGATTCCATTAACCATTTCTCTGTAATATCCTTAATACGTAGCATATTAGGATCTTTAGTATTTGGTTTAGGCTGAATAGAGAACTTAATAAACTCAGCTGTACGTACATCTTTATTTCTAGACTGAGCAAAGTATGTATAGATGATTAAACTAACAAACTCTCTAATCTCTGAGTTCTGTTTAGTATCATTCTTTACAATATACTCAATGATATCTTTAATCTCATCGGTTTTAACTAAAGCATCTGCTGACATCTTACAGAATTTGTAGTTTACTGATAGAGTTGTAATTTGATTTACTGCTTTATCAATAAGACGTTCTGCCATTAAGTTATCTGTATCTGCAAGACGATATCCTGTATCGGAATAGTCATCTGATGCATAAGTAATATATTGAGATTTGTTTTCATATGCTTCATAGTATAGACTAGCAATATTCTTCATGAAGGATTTAATACGACCATGTAGTTGTTGGATTAGATATACACAATCATCATCTTCAAAGTCTTTAAATCTATCAGTATAAGTATCTAACCAAGTATTAGAGATAGACTTAACTGCATTGATTACATTGCCTTTAGACTTGAGATCAAACTTACCAGTTAGCATATTATTGACTACATAGTCCATTACCCATTTATATTCAACTGGTTGAACTTTCTTAAAGAAACCATAATGAATAGATGGATAGAACTTACCAGAGAATGCCATATTAACTATAGCCATATCTAGCATCTTAGAGTCTCTAGCTTTCCAGAAATATCTAACTAAACATAGTAAGACTATAGTACATTCATCTTTAGCCGCTGCTGGATTGAATGATGCAATCTTAGCATAATAAGTCTCTTCCATGAAATTAGAGATAACTTTCTTATCAATCTTCAATGTATTGAATAATTCATCTTCATCTTTTGGAGTAAAATAGATTCTTCTATATGGAGCTATATCATATAGATCTTCAGATCTATCAGATATAAACTTACCAATATATCTTTTATAATTAGACAGATTCTTCTTAACCTGTGTTTCCACTATAGGGTATATCTTCTTTACGATAGCTTCTGTATTTTTCATTATATACCGCCTTTCTGATTATTAGTTTGTTCAAAATGGCTAAAATAACAAAAAAAGAAGAAGGGAACGAATCCCTTCTTCTTAATCATTATCTTAATCGATCATTATGATATGAAATGATATCATCTACAATATCAGAATATGTCATTTCATCTAGTTGTGATTTATAATCATTAACAGATGGATTATCAATTTCTGCATTAGGAATAAGATCAAGTAGATAATTGATTCCGATATTACCTTCTAAGTAAATCATATTATAAGGTAGATATCCAGCTTTGATTCCTCTATAGAAGTAGTCTAAGAATTCTACAGCATCTTCTGGTAAACCATAAGTTTCTTTATTCTCTTCTTTGTATAGAGTTAAAGCATAGTTTACTGCTTCAAGGTCAAGTTTAATATCTTCAAATACTCTAGACATAATTCGAATAGCACAGTCTACCACTGTTTCAATGCTATAGCCTTTCTTAAACTTAACCTCTTGAGTATTAATATCAATACTCTTAACAACTCTAGAAGACTCATGTAAACTTCTATTAATCTTTCTAATCCAATATTTAACTGGATCTTTTTCATCAAAAGAGTCTATTACAAATAATACATTATGTCTAGTTATTCTGCCATGTAATAATCTATCAATACAAGATAATTTATAATTATCCTTAGGGATATTGTCAGAAACTACAGTACCAAGTAGTATCTTTGACATAATATTTAACGCCTTTATGCTATCAGTTAATGTAGCATTATCAGATACAGTATGGAATGGTATATCTTTCATGCCTCTTTCAAGCATATAATCATTTGTGAATGTATTAGCATTAATATTTACAATAGCTTCTTGAATGATTTCAACTACATCTTCTTTAAGAGAATATACAATATCCTCAATATCAGTAGTATCTTTATCAATAATATTAATAGTCAATTTCTTATGATCAAATGTAAGCATATCACTATATATACAAGATGCAGCTTCATTCGCAATACTTCGTTTACAATCATCCATATATTTTGCAATATAGTATAAATCCTTCTTAGTCAAGTTGGGATTATTTAAAGTATTAACTATATTTACTGTATTATCATCTGCAAGCTTATTAAACTTATAGTCTACCATTGCACGATAATATTTATTTCTAGTATTAATACGATTATTATAAATATCTTCTTGTGTATACATTATTCTACCTCTTCTGTTTCAATAGCTACGACTGCATTGATTGGATGATTCAAACACAATTCCATATCTAATAATTCCACAACTTCATCTAACTCTGGAATATTGGATTTCTTGTATTCAAAATAATCTTCAGCAGTTTCAATCCAAAGTGTTTCTTTATCGTAAGAATATGATTTGATTTGATCAATATTAATACGACGATCTTGTAATCTAATAAACTTTACCATAATGAATTCCTCCTATTTAACAAATTCACCTAAATCAAAATATTTGTTAATAAATGTAACTTCATCGTAGTTCAAGAAGTCCTTATCGCTAAAGTTTCTAATATCTAATCCTTCTAAGATAAGTCTATCTTCTTCTCCACCACAAATACGTCTAATTAAATCCATAACATATTTTGTTTCAGTACCCTCAACGCCAACTTCATTTAGCATTCTATTCAATTGCCTACGTAATGGATATTGAAGAGTATAAATTCTAGTTTCTATATATTTTTCATCTATTGATGTTATGTCATCAGTAATATAGAATAATGCTTTATATTGTTTTAAAGCTGCATCATTATTTAGAAGGCTATTAAAGAATTCACCATAGATACGTTTGTATTTATAGTTATTAAATTCTGTTAGTTTATCAATAATAGATTTCTTATTGAGTAATTTAATACCAGTATATGTCTCAAACATAGTTACAGCATCATCATTCTCTGGTATAATTACTATAAGTTGTAAATCATGAATACGTTTATTGAAGTCATATTCATTTAATAAACTTTGCATCTCTAATAGATACGTATTGATTATGTGTAGTGTCTTCTTGTAATCAATACTATCAAGAATATTTTTGACATATGCATTGAATTTTGTTTCTTCCATTGTTATTTCCTCCTAGTGTGTTAAACCATATACTGTAAATCCTAATAAGATTATACATACTGCAAATATAATATAGATAACTATATCTATTCTATTACTTTGAGTTATATCTTCTAATAGAGTGATATAATTTTCTTCTAGTAATATAACTCTAGATTTAGCATCTGTTAATGATTTTCTTAAACGTTTATTTTCTTCCCGTAATGCTTTAATATCTTTACCAATTAATTCTACAGTACTACTTACTTCAGACCTAGTTAATGGAATAACATTAATTTTTTCTTTTCTTTCCTCATTCATATCTATTCCTCCTAATGAGTGATTGCATATCCAATAATTATACAAAGAATTACTATAACCAAGGCAATTAGTCCTAAACCGATATTGATAAATATAGTAATATCATTATCAATACTATTAATTTTTCTTTCAAGATATGCTACTTCTCGATCAAGTTTAGCATCTAGATTACGTGAAGACGTATTACAGTTTCTATATAATTCTTTAATACGGTCATCCAACATTTCATTATCTTTCTTAAAATAAAGTATTACTCCTTCAATATCCTCTCTAATTTTATCAATTTCTGACTGCTTATTAAAAAACATCATATACATTTCTCCTAGTGAATCTTTGTAATATAAATAATGACTGCTACTATTAAAACTATAATTAGAGTAATAAGTAAATCAAATACAAATTGAATCCTATCTTCAAGTTTCTTAATTTTAATAGTCATTAACTCATTATCAGATCTAAGTTTATCAACATTTGAATTTGTTAAGAATGCAGCTCCTTCAAGAGCACTTAACCGTTTATTTTGCATCTCATTATATCTAATCATACGATCTATATCTATATTATTAGACTCCATATTCATTCCTCCTACTTTGTTATATTATCGCAATCTATTAAATACTCCTTCGATTTCATTATAATCAATATCGAAGTAATCGCAAATTACTTTGATATCATTCATATTAAATTTATAAATTCTAGGGTCAATTTCTTTTCCTAGTATATGTTTTAATTCAAATCTGAGTTCAGATTTAGTTGCTGCACCAAGAATAGCCGCAATAGTATTTAATGCAGCATCAGTATCTGGAACAGAATCAAGATAAGTATATTCATCTGAATTATAATTGATTCTACTTTCACATATAAGCTCTCTTATATTTCTAGATAATTCAGTACGTAACTCTTTTTGTTTAGCTCTAATAAGAGTTAGTACATCAGTATATTTACCTAAATTATAATCATTATCACAGAATAGACGAGTTACTTTAGAAGCATTACTATAAGCTATAGTTCCTGGTAAAATTCGTCTAAAGAAGTCGCCATAGACTTCAAACTTACCAAACTTTTCTATACTATCAATAAATAGTTCGGTACTAGAGTCATTTAACTCAGTCTTAGTATAATCTTCAAATATTTTTATTGTAGTCTCATTAATTGGCGAGATTTCAATAATGTTTATTTTCTTTAGCATATTTTCATAGGCATTATCATTTATTGATTCTCTTTTCTTCATTAATGCTCCAACTATTCTTTTATAATTCGAAATTTTATCCATATCCATTACCTCCTATTATAAACTTGGATATATCATTACACGGTTATAATATATGATCTCTCTAATTATTACTCTGTATAAAAGACACTACTTTTCTATACCCTTAAACAATAAATTAATTATAATCTTAATTAACCAAAGGGAGCATAGAAAAATAATGTTTTTTGCTGAAAATGTAGAAATAAAGAAAAAAGAAATCCAAGTACCTGTACAAGAAAAGTACTTTGGTAAAGATAAAGATACTAAAGCTCTTGAAGATGAGTTTAAAAATCTTATTAATAAAAAAGGAAACTATAATTGCTCTAAGATCGAGAAGATCTTAGAAAAGAAATTTGGTTTCCATAAAGTTACTATTCTTATTGATAATACGGTAAATGAATTGAATGCTTATACTTTCTGTGACTATGATGAGTCTAGAAAGATTTCTATTAAGAATGGTGAATATAAACTACAACCAAATAATGAATATAAAGTATATATTTACTATACTCGAGGAATCTTAAGTGGTGTATTATCTCCAGCTGAGTTGGTTGCTATTACATTACATGAAGTTGGTCATCACTTTAGTTTAAGAACTAATATTATTAATCTTAATACTAAGATGCTACAAATTCTAGTAGATGGTGTATTAGATATACAAAAAGCTTTTAAAGTTTCTAATAGTCCAGACACAACAGATGGAGATAGAATTTTAAATACTATTAAGATCTTTGCATATTTGACAGTACCTGGATTGTTATGGATCTTTGTATTCTTTAATGTATTAATATTATTTGCAACTATGTTAGATGGTACAGTGACTGCTATTACATCTTTAGATATGCTTCTTACTCCAGAAGGACGTACTAAACTATTTAGATTAGTTGAAGAAAAATTTAAAGATGTGTTTATTCGCACTCAATTACATGATCCAGAAGAAGAACGCTCTGATAGCTTTGCAACTATTTATGGTTATGCACCAGAATTAGCATCTGCTTTAAGTAAGATTGAAGGTAATATGCTTAATCAATCTCCTGCGATTAAGATGCTTCAAAGATGGTGGACTGTTCCATTATATATGGTAATTGGATTATTTGATCCAAAAGCTCATGGTATTCAATCTGCTAGACGTATTGGTGGTATGGTAGCTACTTTATCTAAAGAACTTAAAGATAGTTCTAATAACAATAAAGAAATCAATCAAGTTATTAAAGACTTGAATGCTGTTGAAGATAAATATGCACAATACTTAGAAGATCGTATTGAAGAAAATGATACTAAACGTGCATTACCTCCATTAGCTGATGTAGCTAATGCTAATGTATGGAGATATATTCTACGTAATAAACGTGACTTAGAGTTATTATCTTATGAATCCTTAAGAAAACTTATTTTACCACGATAAAAGTTATCCCCTATGGAGCTTAGACTCCATAGGGGAATTTTTGTATAGCTTCACATGAGAGGGTTTGTTTCGTAGAATAATATTTTTACAAAGGAGAATTTAGTAAAATATCCATAAGTTGCTACTGCTATACACTACCTATGTGTTAGATATGTAGTAATTTACAAAAAAAAATAAAGCCCTCCGAAGAGGGCTATTTTTATTATACAAATGGAAGGAATGTCCGCTTGGACAAATCCTCTCCATCATATTTCACGGCAAATTTATACTCACCTTCTGGACATGCTGTATCATAATGATATTCATGTCTTTCTTTTGTGAAATATATTACTTTATCTTTAGCATCCGGCTTGAAGCCATGAGCCATTGTGGTAAGTTCAGATTCACCATGCTCATAATCTTGGCGTAATCGAACTAAAACACCATCGGATAAAGTTTTGAATAATAATACTGAAGTTGTCATGATATACCTCTTTCTGCTCTTTAGAGCTTAATAACTAATAAACTATATATCATATCACACTAATAATATACAACTACATATATCCAATATTACAAAAAAAGAAAGAGAGGTAGTTTAACTACCTCTCTTGATATTATTTGATTATAGCGTATTCTCTATTAACAAAGTCTAATATATCTTCATATTTTCTAACTTTAAATTCACCATAGAACTTATAATCATATCTATCTATTTTACATTCTATAACATTCATACCATTAAATATATTAATAGAAAAAGCCATATATCCATTATTGCTTTGTAATTTGACTATAGTATTTTCTATACTATTACCATAGAATGTATTAATTTCATTAGCTACATTATCACCAAATTTCAAGTATAGATCCATAGATAAAGTTAATAGAGGATATATTTCTTTATTATATGAAAATTGATTGATGCGGTTACGATTAATATAATAGATAAATTTAAATGCTTCAAATCCAGTTTTGAATCTATATGTTTTATCATATTCATTATTAAATATATGCACTTTAAACATATCATTCTCAACATCAGTTACTATTGTAAAAGATTTACATTGAATATTGTATAAACCTTCAGCTTTCATATATTCTGGATCCATACCATTACATGTACGTTCTATTACTCTAGCTAATGCCTCGCCGTCTAGTTTATCTAATCCATTAGATTTAATAAATCTATCTATTATGAATTCTACTGGATCTCCCTCATAGCAGTCAACACTATCTTTTTGGAAGTTTGTTACTAATATAGCATATGTCTTATCTTCTTTAGATTGTATTATTTTACACATATCAACATCATTATCAGAGAATATATGTACTAATATATACTCATCATTATAATTCCTAATTATCATAGGTTTTATAAATCCGAATCCTAATAATTCTGTATATACATCATATAATCTATTTAGTGTAGACATTTTTCTTACCTCTCTTGTTAGTCTTAGCAATAAGCCCAATCTAATGCTTCTTTACATGTATCTACAGTTTTATCATAATATGTCCTCTTACCATCTAATTCATGGTAGTATTCGCATAATATCTTACCATCGTTATATGTAAAATACATATCACCATATGGAGTTATTAGACGTATAGATACATTACTCTTTCCATCAGTATTAGGCATAATAAATACTTTTTTATATCCAAATTGTGTATACAAATCCATGATTAGATCTAGCATCATATCATTTTGTTTATCAAAATACATTTTGATATAGTATTGTAACATGAATTGGATGAAGTTAAATACATCATATCCACAAATGAATCTATACGATTTAGATTTATAGCCGTCATTAGATAACGTTAATTCAAATTCATTACCATTATCAACGATATCAATATTTATAATATAGTCTCTGATATTATATCTAATATGAGTATCAGTAAAGTCATTAGCTGGAAGGATAATATGACTTACTGCATAGTTTAATTCCGGTATAGATATACCGTCCAATTTATTATACTCTATGAATAATTTTTCAACACTTTCAAATGGATCTCCAATAATAGTCATATCGTATCCTTTTTTGAAATTAGATACACTTGTACAGAATGATTTTGCTTCTGCATCATAGTATATCTTTAATGTGTTAATATCATCTTCATTATATATGATATAAGCTAAAATGTATTCTTTATTATAACTCCTAATAAACATTGGATTTATGCTTGGTAAAAACTGACGTAATTTGAAATACACATTATATAAATTATCTTGATCAATCATTATATTCAATCCTTTCTATTATACGTTTCTACTACAGATTTAGCCCATTCTAATGCAGCTTCTGGGGATTTAACTACACAGTTATTACCACAAATCATTGCACTAAACTCATCTTCCCAGATAGTACATTGAATCTGATCATCATAATAATCAAACTTATTAAAGTTCAACTTAAGTTGATTAGCCCATGATAGGAAGTACTCTATATTTATATTACAATCAGATTGCTCATCTTTTTCTATATATAATCTTGTACTGCCAAATTCTAATAATAAATCAGCATATAAAGTGATTAAATCTTCAGCACCTTCATAGTCTTCATCTAAGTATATACTACGTAAGTTGGCTATAAAATTATATACTTCATAACCAGACTCAAATTTATATTCTTTTGATTTGTAGGTACTCTTCTCACCATGTATTATTACACTAAACATCCCATCTATAATTTTAATACTAGCACCAAAATGCTCTGTTGGTAAGAATGCTATCATTGTATCATCTATCATGTCTACATATAATTTGGTGTCTTTTAATACATTATATAGTATTTTTAAGTCTACTGTATCTAGATTAGTATATTTAGCAACTATATCTTCTACACATGCTTTAGCATTATCTGTAGTCATAGTCTGTACTATACCAAATCCAAATTCAGATACCATTATATCATACAAATCGGTTACTTCATTAATGGTAACTTGTATAGTATATCTTTTATCTAAGAATGTAAATGTAACGTACAATCTATCAGGGATGTCATTTTTACGTTTTAACTCTATATTATTTATTAAATATATACATTTACCTCTAAGATCCCATTGTAATTTCAATAGTCTATCTAGTTCCATAATATTACACCTCTTCCAAATAAAAGTTATCCCATAGGAGTTAATCTCCTATGGGACTTCTTTCTATTTTATAATCTTTACAATCATTGCTTTAAGTACAGTATCTTTACCACTAATACATTTAGTACCAGCAGAGATAGAGCTTCCTGTAGGAAGTTCAGATACTTTAATATCAGTCATTCCATTTTCAGTAGT